ATCTGTGCGGTTACTCCAATCCTTAACTAGAGTTCGGAGTTCACCTAAGTTGTTTACTGCCATTATATACGCCCATTATCTGTACGGAGTTTCAAATAATCTCTATCTCTTAAACGAGCCATCATCTTTGCTTTTAATGAAGGATCATTAAAGAGTTGCTGCATAGAACAGTTCCATTCTTTACACCAAGCATTAATTAGATTAAGGGGGATAGTAGCAACCTTACGCCCAAAGGTATCTTTGTTAGTTCGGTTTAGATTATTGTCAGCTTCGATCTTATTGTTGTTAAAGATTGAGCTATAGTCTTGAGTAGTTCCGATGCTAAGAGTGTCATCGTTGTTTTGAATAATATGGGTATGAACGTCAGACATAGTTACTCCTAGAATAATAGAAGGCTGGAGTGCCTATTAAGACACCCCAGCCTGTGTAGCACTTAACGATTAGCTTACGTTAAGGTCACGAATCGCACCAGAGGCGGCTTCGTTCTTAGAACACAGAGTGTACTCAACCAGCAACTGCTTAGACTCGAAGTCACCAGTCTTGGCGATATCGTTAGTCTGGAAGTCACGATAAGTATCAACAGAGAACATATCTGGCTGAAGAACCAGAACAGTTTCGTTGAGCATAAAGCGGTTAGGTACAACTGCCAACTCACCATAGTCAGACACGTAAACGTCTACTGCGTTAACGATGGTCTTGTCACCAACATCTTTGTAACGAGTAGCGTTACCAGTGAAAGCAGTGATCTTAGCTTTCTGGAATGCGTTACACATGATGATAGAAGGAGTCCCACCCTGTACCCAGCAGTCTTCAACAACGCCAGTTAGCAGAGCTTCGGTGAAGTCACGATCAGTACCAGCAGCACCGATGTCAGTACCGTTACCATCAGGAGCGTCACCACCGGAGCCAAAGCTACAGTTAGTACCCAACCAAGAAGTAACAGAAGCCAACTCACGAGCAGTACCAGCAGAGCCAGCAACCTGTGCTTTGTCAGTACCAACTAGAGTCTTCTCCATGTCACGCTTGAGTTCCATTCCCTTCTTCGCCAGTTGGTAAGCCATCTGAGAAGCACGACCCGCAGCATCAGCTGCTTCGTTAGAACCAGATACGCTTACAGTCTTAGAAGCGATCTGAGTGTAGTTACCCACACGTACAGAAGCAACAGACTCAGCGGCTGGAGCGGCAGCGCCTTCAGCAACTTTGTTGTCAGCAGCGGCAGTTAGGTCATCAGTCTGCCACTCGTGATAAGTACCAGAAGCTGTGCCTTTACCTACGTTAGACATAAATGGGGTGTCAGTAGGTGCGATGTTGTAAATAATATCTGCCAGATCCTCACGGATTCCAACAGTTCCAAAAGTTTCAAATACGGGATTAGCCATTGTAATAGTCCTTTAATATAATAAGATTAAGAAGTTAGTGAGAGAAGAGCCGCAGCTGCGTCTTCCACTTTACCAGAGCGTTTTAGCTTTTGCCGTTGTTCCTTAACTGCGCGAGCCTTTCGTGTTTGTGCAGTTGCTGGAGCAGATGCCTTTACTTTCTTCTTAATAACAGGCTGCCGCTTTTTCTTAACAGTGGCCTTCTTACTAACAAGTTCATCGTAAAGACGAGCCTTATTCAGCATTGCAATATCACGAGCGGTACTGATAGTGTTAAGGGTAGAATCGTCATAACCCTGCTCCTTAGCATAATCAATAACACTTTTCTGGAAGTCTGGAGATAACCACTCAGGTACTAGCTGAGATAGTTTCTCTTGTTCCATAGCTACAATCTTCTGCTGCTCTTGCTGTCTTTGCGCTTCAGCCTTTTGTTGTGCTGCTTGGAAGTTCTGAATGTTTTGACGTAAGTTGTCTTCAACATCCTGAACACGCAGCTGCTGTCGTACATATTCAACAGGGTCAGCTTCTTTGTCGATTGAAGCAAGCAGTTCTTTAGACTTATTAACCTCTGCCATTTGTTGTGCGGCAGCTAGTTCCATAAGTTGCAGATACTGTTGTCTCTCAGCTGTCAAGTTTGTTTTAAGAGTATCTAACTCTTTAGACTCTTCTTGTAGCTTCTGGACTCGCTTAGTGTAATTCTTCTCTAGCTGATAACCCTTCTTTAGCTCTTCGAGGTTAACTTCGTACTCTTCACCATCCACCTTAACAGCGTACAGATCATCTTCTGAAGTCTCCTCTTGAACCTCCGCTTGGTCATCCTCTTCTTCGGAATCCCCCACTTCAGCGTCACCGTCATCTTCTTCCGTTTCGATTTCGGTTTCTTCCTCTGCTTCAAGTTCGACTTCAGTGTCGTCCTCTTCAGCAGTGACCTCTTGAGTTTCCTCTTCGAGGGTTTCTTGCTCTAGCACTTCTTGATCGGCTTGCTCCGGAGAGGGCGTTAAAAGACGGGCTACTGCGTTATCAATACTGTTTTCATTTAGGGCATCCACTAGGGGTAGCCTCCTATTAAGTTATCTAATATTAATCTATGTATATATTATAACATACTTTATGACAAAAGTAAAGAACTATTTCACCTTTTGCGTAAATTCGTAGTTAGATACATAGCCTTCAAGTACATCACTAAACATATCTATAGACTTTTGCAAGTACCAAAGCCTATTACGTTCTTCAGGATCATCAGATACTGACCACGCTTGGCATATGTTTACTTTAACATCAGAGATAACCTCAGAAATAAGATCACCTCTTAATAGTTCACGAGCTGCGTTTACCTTTTGTTCTTCATCCAAGTTACTCACCACTCATTCTCAGTTTACTATCCCCAATACCTACGGGGCGCTTTTGTTGAGCTTCTAATCCAAGTTCAGCAGCTTCTTTCTTCTTCATCCATTCAAACTTCTCCCGCTCAAACTTCATAGCTTCTAGCTTGAGTTGGAGTTCCGCTTGTTTCATTTGAGCCTCTGCTTGCTGAGCTTGTGCTTGAGCTTGCTTTAACTGAGCATCAGCAGCGTCTTTCTGTGCTTCACCCTGTGCGGCTACCATATCAGCTGAAGGCTGTGGCTCTGGTGGTTGTATCTCTTGAGGATCACCAATAAACTGTGCAGCATTTCTATACCCTGCATTCTTAATGAACTCAGTGGCAAGAGTATGTACATGATCTGCGTTAATCAAATAACTATACTTAGTTTCGCCAATACCGCGAAGCATTGTAGAGATGTTATTCAAATGCATTAACTGTTGGTCTTTGTTCTGATTACCTAGGCCGACAGTAACTGCCATATCATAACGATCTTTCCAATCATAAGGGGCAACAGGTACAAAGCGACCACGGAGCTTGACAATATCTACTTCAGAGTTATTGGTACGGCTCAATCGGTAAAGCTGTAGGAATAGTTCCTTAACACCAGTCTCTGCAAAGATACGAGCAATAAGCTGAATCTTCTCTTGAGAGGCAGTCATTACCTGATTAACAGCAGTGGCTGCGGTGTTAGATGTTAAGGCTGCTGCGTCTAGTCCTTGGTTCATACGGGACACGCCAGCACGATCCTCTCGTTCCTTCTCTAGCTCGTTTAGGAAGGGGAAGGTGGCCTGACCTAGCTGTGGCACTGGAAGCTGTCTAACGGCTCCCTGTACCTTCTCACGGACAATACCACCAATTCGGTTGTCGATGAGGTCTTGTAGATTAACTTGGTTCTCAACAGCAGCATAGCGTCCAGCGTTGGATAGGGCTAGGTTGTCGAGGGTATGTCTCCACATCTTGCTGCGGATTTCCTGAATGTCCTTAACCAAGTCAGCAATACTAACGCCAGTGAACTTATGTGGCATCATAATAGGAGAAAGGTTGATGACAGGAATACTACCTACTTCTTCTTTGTCAAGTACTATGTTACCAACCATGTGAACTTGATACAGCTTCATCTCTTCTGAGTCTTCGTCAAATACCTTAACCCATGCCTTGACATACTCAACTACAGTGCTGTTGCCGAAGTCAGCTGCCTCGTCTACATCACCAAAGCGAGAGTCCTCTACTTGGTTCTTGATTAAACTTGATCCATGTCCTTCAGAGATATCGTCACGGTTAAACCCTGCATCGATGAGCGATCCAATACTAACGTCCTGCACCCGTGCAACAAAGTCTGCATCCTTGATACTCTTGCTTCGCGCTTTAATCCTAAACTCAGAGGATGGGATGTTGTCAACGACTGGACGACCCCGATAGTTAGTACGACGAACAGTAACGTCATAGAGGTTGGGGTCTTCTTCGTTAATTTCCTTATCGACAATTTCTAGGTTCTCTTCTTCTTCAAGGGCTTGTAGTTCAATGGATTCAATAGCGATAAAGTTCTCAATATCACATAGCTCGTCTTGTGACCAGCTAACCTCTACCAATCCGTTCTTCATTAGCAGGGCATCTTTGAACCATGTATACAATACGTTAAACCCATCGCATCGCTTATCAAATACATAGTTCAGGTAATCTGTGGCTTGCTGTGCAGCAGCTTCATCCTCTGCACCCATAGGTTCAAACTCTACAAAGCTATCACCTGAAGCAAATACCTTCATCAGCGAGGGCATAATACCTTCTACTGTTTTCAGAGTATCACGAGTAACGACAGTGGAGAAGCCTTCTTCCTCATCGCCAAAGGGCTGACCGTAGTAATAGTCAAGAGCCTCTGACTGCTGATCTGCTAGGTCACCATTAGACCAAGAGTCGGCAGCGTTAAGTTCTCTGCCTATTACTTCTGCTAATGATTCGTTTGTAATGCTTTCCATCTATACGTTACTCCAGTTTTTGATAGGAAGAGATTTATCACCATAGTCATGCCAAGTACTAGACCGTCCTGCTACTGCGAACTGAGCGCACATAACAGCATACCTAGTCGCTGACATAATGTCATCTTTGATAGGAACTATCTTCCCATCCTTCCGGTGATACGATCTGAATTCTTGAAACCATTCATGCAGATGGGAGAAGACCTTAAACCTACCTGTCTCCATTCTCTGTAGCATCTCCATGATGGATGGTTCTATAAAGTTGTTACCCTTACCTGTATCTCCAGATGCTTTAGGATTACGTGCCCAATCGTGAAGCATGTTGACACCTTGATCTCTGTACTGAGAAGCAAGGCTCACTCCGCTGCCTTTATCGCTCTGTAAGCCATCTTTAGGCCACGCCACTGGTATCCATGCAGGTCTTTGCTTAATGGCCGCAGAATGCATTATAGCAGTCTCCTGACGGCTTGAGTAAGTGTCGTATAGATAATACGTATCACTCTCCTCATCAATAGCTAACCATGCCACTGCTGTAGGGTGGTCATATCCAAAGTCAAGACCTGCTATCCTTTTCCAGTGATCTGGTATCTCGAAAGGATCTATAATCAAAGAGTCCTCTGGAACTGGGAACACAAGACCAGAACCAAATACAGGTATGCCTTGGCTTCGTAGCTTCCGTTCATGCGGAGGATACTGTGCCAGTAGCTGTTCTTTAGTGTCTTCATCTAGGTGGGGTGCATCGTCCCACGT